AAAATGGCAATTACTTACAAATGGGACATCCCACAAATGAACGCTCACATTCAGGCAGAGGGTGAAGACAATGTAATATACACGGTACATTACAGATACACTGGCTCTGAAGAATCTGGAGGAGAAACTTACTCATCAACTAATATTGGAACACAAAGTTACACGTACGTAGCTGGAGATCCTTTTGTACCTTACGCAGATACAGAAGCTTTTGAAAACGTAGTTATCGGATGGTTAGAAGATTCTTTAGATGTACCTGCAATGCAAGCTAGCATAGCTGCAACTATACAATCTGAGATTACACCAGTAAACGAAGATCTATATTTCACTTGGCAAAATCCAACTCCACCGGTACCACCAGTAGAAGACGAAGATTAATAAGGTAAAGTGCACTTAAAACGTGTAATTATATAAATAACAATTAATTAATAACAATTTAAATTAAATCAACATGGCAGAAGAAGCTAAACAAATGATTTCTGAAAAACAATTAAAAACTATTCAGGAATTAACATCAAAACAAAACGAAATGGTATTACAACTAGGGTCGTTTGAAGTTCAAAAAAGTGCAGTACTAGAACAATTTAAAACAAACAATAAACTTGTTGAAGATTTTAAAAAAGAACTTGAAGAAGAGTTTGGTCAGGTACAAGTAGACTTAAAAACTGGAGAAATCTCAGAACTTCCTTCAGATGACAAGAAGTAATATTAGAAAGATAAGCATCGGGTCAGATTATAAAAATGACGCGATGCATTATTCTGTTGGTCAACAAGTATATGGAGGTCATGAAATATCTCATATACTATTAAACGAACAAGACAAGTCTTATAATATTTTTATTAAAAAAAATTCAGAAGTATTACCATGGAAAAAATTTAATTCTAACATGGCGATATCAGTAGAATACGATTTACAATATTAAATGAATAGTGTATTTAATTTTATAGTTAAACCTTATAATAAAAGGTACGACAATGAAATAAAAGTAGGTAATAAATCTTTAATAGTTAACACTAAAATTGATGATTTTGTTAACGTTAGTAGAAAAGCTATTGTTGTTTCTACGCCTTTAGCTTATAAAACATTCATAAATGTAGGTGATGAAATAATTGTTCATCATAATATATTTAGAAGATGGTATGATATAAAAGGCAACGAACGTAATAGTGCTAAATATTTTAAAGATAATTTGTATTTTGCTCAACCAGATCAAGTTTTTTTATATAAAAAAGACAACAAATGGAAGTCGTTTAATGATAGTTGCTTTGTTCAACCTATAAAAAATGATGACAAATTTAGCACTGATAAAACTAAAAAGCTTATTGGTATATTAAAAATAGGTAATAGCTCCTTAGAAGCGCTAGGAATTAACCCAGGAGACACTGTAGGCTTTAGGCCAAAAAGAGAATGGGAGTTTGCTATCAATGGAGAGTTATTATACTGTATGAAATCTAATGATATTGTAATTAAATATGAACACAAAGAAGACCAAATTAAATATAATTCTAGCTGGGCAAGTAGCCGTAGATGAATTAATAAAAGTAGCCAAAGAACCTATTGTAGACGGTGAAGATGATATAACTGCTGATAGACTTAAAAACGCGGCTGCTACAAAAAAATTAGCTATATTTGATGCTTTTGAAATTTTAACTAGAATTAAAGAAGAGCAAGACATGCTTGATGAAAAACCTAAAGAAGTTAAAAAAGAAACTACATTTCGTGGTTTTGCTGAAGGGAGGTCTAAATAATGTACAAGCAAACTTTATACAAGGTATTACCTGATTATATTAAACCTAAAATTCTTAAACGAATGAACAGGTATAGTAAATGGGAGTATGGATATAATGAAGATCATGATATGATTGTTATATCTAGAACAGGTAAAATTGGAGAGGTTTATGAAATACAAAATCTTAAAATAGCTTTACCTTTAGCAGAAAACATTTATAAGTTTGAAAAAAATAGATGGACTAGATTTGATTATCCTAAAGTATTAAGCAGAATAAAAACGGTTTTTGATTGGAGAGAATACCCAGAAGAGTTTAAAGAAAAATGGTATGATTATATTGATCTTGAGTTTAAAAGACGTGAAGAAGGTTTTTGGTATATAAACAAAGATAAACCTATATTTATAACTGGTACTCATTACATGTACTTGCAATGGTCAAAAATTGATGTTGGCCAACCAGATTTTAGAGAATCAAATAGATTATTTTTTATATTTTGGGAAGCATGCAGAGCAGATGATAGAAGTTATGGTATGTGTTACTTAAAAAACAGACGATCTGGATTTTCATTTATGGCATCTGGTGAAACTGTTAACATGGCTACAATATCAACTGATGCGCGTTTTGGTATATTATCAAAATCAGGTGCTGATGCTAAGAAAATGTTTACAGATAAGGTAGTACCAATATCAGTTAACTATCCTTTCTTTTTTAAACCAATACAAGATGGTATGGATCGACCGAAAACAGAGCTAGCGTATCGTGTGCCAGCCTCCAAGTTCACAAGAAGGTCTATAGTATCTACAGAAAAAAATGAAGATCTTGCCGGGCTTGACACAACTATTGATTGGAAAAATACTGGTGACAATGCTTATGATGGTGAGAAACTAAGATTATTAGTACATGATGAAAGTGGTAAATGGGAAAGACCTAATGATATACAAAACAATTGGCGTGTTACTAAAACAACGCTAAGACTAGGTTCTAGAATTATAGGCAAGTGCATGATGGGATCAACATCAAACGCTTTAGATAAAGGTGGTAGAAACTTTAAAAAATTATACGATGACTCAGACGTTACAAAAAGAAATGCTAATGGACAAACTCGTTCAGGACTCTATTCTTTGTTCATTCCTATGGAGTGGAATTACGAGGGATACATTGATTCTTATGGCTATCCTGTCTTCGACACGCCATCAAAAAAAGTGTATGGACCTCATGGAACGCCAATCAAAATTGGGGTTATTGAATACTGGGAAAATGAGGTAGAAGGTCTTAAACAAGACCAAGATGGTTTAAATGAATTTTACAGACAGTTTCCACGTACAACAAAACATGCGTTTAGAGATGAGTCTAAAATGTCTTTATTTAATCTAACCAAAATTTATCAACAAATAGATTATAATGAAGACCTAGAAAGAAATTCAGTTGTTACGACTGGTAGTTTTCATTGGGAAGACGGTGTTCAAGATACTAAAGTTATCTTTGTGCCAAACAAAAACGGTAGATTTAAAGTGTCATGGGTTCCGCCTGTTCATTTACAAAACCAAATATTTGTAAAGCATAACATGAAATATCCTGCCAACGAGCATATAGGAGCTTTTGGTTGTGATAGTTATGATATATCAGGTACAGTAGATGGTAAAGGTTCTAACGGATCTTTGCATGGTTTAACTAAATTTAGCATGGACGAAGCTCCTTCTAATCATTTTTTCTTGGAATATATAGCTAGACCGCAAACTGCTGAAATGTTTTTTGAAGATGTTTTAATGGCTTTGCATTTTTATGGAATGCCAATATTAGCAGAAAACAATAAGCCAAGATTATTGTATTATCTTAAACGTAGAGGTTACAGAAACTTTTCTATGAATAGACCAGATAAAATAAAACTATCAATAACAGAAAGAGAAATAGGTGGCATACCTAACTCAAGTGAAGATATTAAACAAGCTCACGCTGCAGCTATAGAAACTTACATAGAGGATCATGTTGGTGACTTAGGTGAAAGATTTGGTAGCATGTATTTTCAAAGAACACTAGAGGACTGGGCTCAATTTGATATAAATAATAGAACCAAGCATGATGCCTCTATTAGTTCAGGGCTTGCTATCATGGCATGTAATAAAAATAAATATAGACCAATAAATGAAATAATTAGAGAAAAGGTTTCTTTAGGTTTTTCAAAATACAACAATAAAGGAGATTTTTCTAAAATAATAAAATAAATGATTCAAGGAAATTATAACAGTGGTTTTCCAAGTCAGGTGGTACCTGATGCAGAGAAAATGAGTTTAGAATACGGTACTCGTGTAGGTAGAGCTATAGAGTATGAGTGGTTCAGAAGCAATAGAGGTGGTGACAGGTTCTCTATGAATTTTGCTAATTTTCATAACTTAAGATTATATTCTAGAGGAGAACAGTCTATACAAAAATACAAAGATGAATTATCTATTAATGGTGATTTGTCTTACCTTAACCTAGACTGGAAACCTGTACCTATTATACCTAAGTTTGTAGATATAGTTGTTAACGGTATGTCTCAAAGAGATTATGACGTTAAGGCTTATGCTCAAGATCCTGAATCACAAAAGAAAAGAACTAATTACGCTGAAGGTTTATTAAGAGATATACAGGCTAGGTCTTTCTTACAAAAGGCAGAACAAGAAATTGGTATGAATTTATGGACTACTTCAGCTCCAGAAAACTTACCTGAAAATAAAGAAGAGTTAAGTTTGCACATGCAACTTAGTTACAAGCAGTCTATTGAAATAGCAGAAGAAGAAGCTATATCAAATGTAATGGCTCAAAACAAATACATACAGACTAAAAAAAGAATGCTACAAGATTTAGTTGTATTAGGTATTGGTGCTGTAAAAACTAATTTCAATAGATCAAACGGTATAACTGTTGAGTATGTTGATCCAGCTAATTTAGTATATTCTTACACTGATGATCCTAATTTTCAAGATCTTTATTATGTTGGTGAGGTTAAAATGATACATTTAGCTGATTTACAAAAGCAGTTTCCAGAATTAACACCGGATGAATTAAAAAGAATAGAAAAGTTTCCAGGAACTCAAAATTATCTTAGAAACTGGAATGAATCACCAGACATGGTTGCTGTTTTGTTTTTTGAATATAAAACATATAGTAATCAAGTATTTAAAATAAAACAAACTGATCAAGGTTTAGAAAAAGCTTTAGAAAAAACTGATTTTTTTAATCCTCCACCTAGTGATAATTTTAACAGAGTTTCTAGATCAATAGAAGTATTATATACTGGCGCAAAAGTTTTAGGTATAGATAATATGTTATCATGGGGTGTTTCGCAAAACATGACTAGACCTTTTTCTAACATGACAAAGGTTAATATGAATTATCAAATTTGCGCTCCTAGAATGTATAGAGGACGTATAGAATCGTTAGTTGGAAGAGTAACAGGTTTTGCTGATATGATACAATTAACTCATTTAAAGTTACAACAAGTTATCGCAAGAATGGTTCCAGATGGTGTTTTTGTTGACGTTGATGGTTTAGCTGAGGTTGATCTAGGTAATGGCACAAACTATAATCCACAAGAAGCATTAAACATGTATTTTCAAACTGGTTCTATAGTTGGTAGATCTTTAACTCAAGACGGTGATCCTAACAGAGGTAAAGTTCCTATTCAAGAATTGCAAACATCTAGCGCAAACGGTAAGATACAATCGCTTATAGGTACTTATCAATACTACTTACAAATGATACGTGATGTGACCGGGCTTAATGAAGCTCGTGATGGTAGCACGCCTGACAAAGACGCTTTAGTAGGTATACAAAAAATGGCAGCGGCAAATTCAAACACAGCTACAAGACATATACTACAAGCTTGCTTATATCTAACAGTTAAAGCAGCTGAAAACATATCTTTAAGAATAGCTGATATGTTAGAGTATGATTTATTGGCAGACACTCTTAAAAAATCTGTAAGTAATTTTAATGTAGGTACATTAGAAGAAATGAGTAATTTAAATCTATTTGAGTTTGGTATATATTTAGAACTTGAGCCAGATGACGAAGAAATTGCTAAACTAGAAGAAAACATACAAGTTGCTTTACAATCAGGTCAAATATTTTTAGAAGATGCTATAGATATTAGACAGATTAAAAATTTGAAATTAGCTAATCAAATGCTAAAAGTAAAACGTAAAGCAAAACAAAAAATGGATCAAGAGATTGCGCAGCAAAATATACAAGCTCAATCACAAGCTAACATACAGGCTCAAGAAGCTTCTGCTTTATACGAAGTTCAAAAACACGAAGCAATGGCTGCGTCTAAACTACAAATAGAACAAGGTAAAGCTCAGTTTGAATTGCAAAAAATAGAAAAAGAAGCTCAAATAAAAAAAGAAATAATGGAAATTGAGTTTCAATATCAAAAACAATTAGCTCAAATGGAAAAAGGATATATGAGCAGTAAAGAAACAGAAATAGAAGATCGTAAAGATAAAAGAACAAAAATGCAAGCTACACAACAAAGTGAAATGATTGCGCAAAGAAACAATGACTCAGGCCCTGTAGATTTTGAATCAGGTAATGATAGTCTTGGTGGAATAAATCTAAATGGCTTTGGCCTTTAGATAGTATTATTTATTAATTTTATATTATTATATTATGTCAGAAACAAAAGAAACAAAAGAAGAAGTAATTGCTTCAAATCCTATTGAAACAGGAGAAGCAATTAACGAATCAAAATCAGATTACAAAGTTGATCTAAAAACAGGAACAACTAAAAAACAAGAACCATCTACTGTTACAAAAGTAGATTTAACAAAAAAACAAGAACAAGATGCCGTTCAAGTCGGAGAAACAAAGGAAGTGGTTGTGGGCGAACAAGCCGGAGATAGCCCTAAAGTGGACGAACAAATATCGGAGCCCGTTAAAATTACTGAAAATTTCAAACAAATCCAAGAAATAACAAAGGACGAAGTTAAAAAAGTAGAAACCGTTGTTGAAGAAGCTATAAGAGATGAAAAAGTTTTAGGTAAACAATTACCTGAAAACGTTGAAAAATTAGTTTCGTTTATGGAAGATACTGGTGGTACGGTAGAAGATTACGTAAGATTAAATGCAGATTATTCTAACGTAGACGGTCAAACATTGTTAAAAGAATATTATAAAAAATCTAAACCGCATCTTAACGATGAGGAAATAAGCTTTATCATGGAAGATAATTTTTCTTATGATGAAGAAATTGATGACGAGCGAGAAGTCAGAAAGAAAAAACTCGCACTTAAAGAAGAGGTTGCAAAAGCTCATGGCTATTTGGAAGAACTAAAGGGTAAATATTACGACGAAATCAAGTTGAGACCGGGCGTTACTCAAGAACAACAAAAAGCTATGGAATTTTTTAATCGATATAACGAAAATCAGCAAGTTGCTACACAACAACATGAGGATTTTAAAGCTAAAACTAAACAACTACTCTCTGATGACTTCAAAGGTTTTGAATTCAAATTAGGAGATAAAAATTTTAGATATGGTGTTAAAAATCCTAATGAAGTTATTGAATCTCAGTCAAACATTAGTACGTTTGTTCAAAAGTTTTTGGATAAAGACGGCGCCGTTACAGATCACGAAGGATATCACAAAGCAATATATGCTGCTAGGAATGCAGATACGATAGCACAACATTTTTATGAGCAAGGTAAAGCCGATGCTGTTAAAGATGTAGTTGCTAAATCTAAAAACATTAGCAACGAATCTAGGCCACAGCCTACAGGAGATGTTTTTGTTGGAGGATTTAAAGTAAAAGCTGTTAGTGGTTCTGATTCTCGTGGACTTAAAATAAAAACACGTAAATTTAACAATTAAAATTAACAATTATGGGAATATTAACTCCTCAATTTGGTAGTTTAGTGCCTTCACAGTCACAACAGACTTTGGCTAACAACTACTTAAACTTCAACGGCGCTGCTGGTGGAGGAACATTCGCACAACAATACCTTCCTGAAATTTATGAAGCTGAAGTAGAAAGATACGGTAATCGTACTATCTCTGGTTTCTTAAGAATGGTTGGTGCTGAAATGCCAATGACATCTGATCAAGTAATTTGGTCAGAACAAAATAGATTACACATTGCATACGATAACGTTGCTTGTAATCAAAATCAAACAATCACGTTACCTGCTGGCGTTGCAAACGTATTAGCACCTAACATGACTGTTGTAATTATGGATCCAGCTAATCCATCTGCTACTGTACATGCTATCGTAGGAAATGGTGCTGCTCAAACAGGAAACCAAACCGCTACAGTTTATCCTTACGTTGCTGCTAACCTTGCCGGTTTATCAGCTACTGGGCTAAAACTATTTGTATATGGTTCTGAATTTGCTAAAGGTACTGCTGGTTCTACTGAGAACATCACTCCTTCTTTTACGCAATATGCTAACTCACCTATCATTATTAAATCCAATTATCAAATAAATGGATCTGATACTGCTCAAATCGGTTGGGTTGAAGTTGCTGCTGAAGATGGAACATCAGGATTCTTATGGTATCTAAAAGCTGAAGGCGAAACTAGATTAAGATTTGAAGATTACTTAGAAATGAGTATGGTTGAAGGTCAATTAGCTACGGCTGGTTCTGGTTTTAGCGCTAATCAAGCTTTAATACCTGGATTTGGTGGTGCTGCGCCTGTAGTTGCTGCTAAAGGAACTCAAGGTTTATTCTCTGCTATACAGTCAAGAGGTAATGTACTTGCTGGATACGGTGGAACTTTAACTGATTTTGATTCAATATTACAAAACTTAGATTCTCAAGGAGCTATTGAAGAAAACATGCTTTTCTTAGATAGAGCTACAGAATTACAGTTTGATAATATGTTAGCACAACAAAACTCTTACGGAGCTGGAGGTACATCTTACGGTGTATTTGAAAACTCTGAAGAAATGGCGTTGAACTTAGGATTTTCTGGTTTTAGAAGAGGTTCTTATGACTTCTACAAAACTTCATGGAAATACTTAAATGATGCTTCTACAAGAGGTGGTTCTGGAAACTTCACTGGTGGTGACAACATCGACGGTGTATTAGTACCTGCAGGAACAACTACTGTGTATGACCAATTACTTGGTACAAACATACGTAGACCATTCCTACATGTGCGTTACAGAGCTTCACAAGCTGATGATAGAAGAATGAAGTCTTGGATCACAGGATCTGTTGGTGGTGCATTCACTACAACAAATGATTTCATGCAAGTATCTTTCTTATCTGAAAGATGTTTAGTAACACAAGCTGCAAATAATTTCGTATTATTCGTTGCTTAATATTTATGTAATTTTTACCCTCGTTATATCAACGGGGGTAATTATTACTTTTATAAACTATTTAATTATATTATATTATGTCAAAAACAAAAGAAACAAAAGAATTTAACCCAGAAAAAGGCTGGGAAATAAAAGATAGAAATTATTTTCTTACTGGAACAGATAGACCTTTAACTTATACGCTACCTTCAAAGCACTCATCACGTTATCCTTTATTATGGTTTAACGAGCATACAGGAGAGCAAAAAGCTATAAGATATGCTAATAATCAAATGTCTCCATTTGAAGCAGATCAAAAAGGTGAAGTAACAATGTCTCATATTATATTTAGAGATGGTACATTACACGTTCCTAAAAGAATGCAATCATTGCAAAAGCTTTTATCAATATATCACCCTTATAAAGATAGTAGATACACTGAACATTTACCAGTGGCTGAAGCTCAAAATGATTTACACATATTAGAACTAGAAATAGAGGCTTTAAATCATGCTAAAAACATAGGTATAAACGAAGCTGAAGCAATATTAAGAGTTGAAAAAGGCTCGGTTGTATCTGAAATGAGTTCTAAAGAAATAAAAAGAGATATACTATTGTTTGCTAAAAACGATCCAGAATTATTTATTGAACTAGCTAAAGATGATAATGTTCAATTAAGAAACTTTGGAATTAAAGCTGTTGAAGCTAGAATAATATCTTTGTCTAGCGACAATAGAGATTTCAAATGGGCAAGTAATGGTCGTAAACTTATGACTGTACCTTTTGAAGAACATCCATACTCAGCTTTAGCTGCATGGTTTAAAACAGATGAAGGTTTAGAAGTTTATAAAACTATAGAGAAAAAACTCTCTTAACCTGTAATACTAATATAGGGTCCGTTCACTCGGGCCCAATATTATAATAAAAATTGACAAATGGCAATAAACGTAAATACTGTTTATAAAACAGTCTTATTAATACTTAACCAACAGCAAAGAGGTTACATGACACCTGACGAGTTTAATAAAGTCGGTGCTCAAGTACAACTTAATATGTTTGAAAATTACGCTAGTGATTTAAATCAACAATATCGTGTTGCACAAAACGATACAGAGTATGCTAATAGAGTTAAAAATATAGACGAAAAAATTGACATTTTTAAAAAAATTGGAACCGCTAACTATAACACAGCGAGTTCATATTTCACTCTTCCTTACGCTACTTCAACACCAGAGTTTACACAGACTATAGCTAACAACGGTGGCGTAACTTACGTTACTACTTATTCAGGTTCTCTTTTTGATAAACAATGGAAAGTTACAGCTAATAATGTTGAGGTTTATAATTATACTTTTACGCAAAGTGCAACTAGTACAACTTTTGTTTTTACGTCAGCGCCAGCTGGAGCTTTAGTGTTTCAGTTGTTTGATATAGATTTATATAGACTAGGGACTGTTATATATAACGACGCTACTAAAGTACAGATGATAGACAGAAATGAATGGTATTTAATTAAAAGAGCTCCTTTGGTTGCACCTACAACTTCTCAACCTGTGTTTTTGTATGAAGATAAAAAAATATATATTTATCCTTCTTCTATAATAAATAGCGTACAAGTTTCTTATATTAAAAAACCAACAAACCCTATATGGGGTTATGTGCCAGGGGCTTTAGGACAGTTTATTTACAACGAACAAACATCTACTCAATTTGAATTACATTCATCAGAGCAAACAGAACTAATATTAAAAATATTAATGTACGCTGGTGTTATTATAGAAGATCCAAACTTAGTACAAATAGCTTCACAAAAAGTACAAGGTGATGATTTAAATGAAAAAAGCTAATAAATGGGACTACTTACAGAAAATAATTTACAATACTACGGAGGAACTCAACTGTTTACTCAGAATGCTAATACGCAAAACTTTGTTAGTACATTTGACACTGAGTTAGTGTTTACTACAAACAATCCTACTAACACAAATTATTCATTAAATAATTGCGAGCTATATCAAAGTGCAGATCTAGGTGTCACGTGGACGCCTTATAATACATTAGCTAATGCAAATTACACAGCTACTTTTAATCCCTTAACTAATACTGTTACAACAAATACAGCAATAGCTGCTGGAACTTGGTTTATGATACAGTTGAGGCAAACTGCTATAGAAAACAACTACGGAAGTTACGAGTATATTAGCATTGGTGATATAGTTAATAACTACTTAGTGGCATACGTTGGTGAAGGTAAACTAGTGCCTAATGTAAAAAGAACAGATGTTATATTTCATGCTAAGCGTGGATTACAAGAATTTAGTTATGATACTTTAAAAAGTATAAAGTCAGTTGAATTAAGTATACCTTCTAGCTTATCATTAATAATACCACAAGATTATGTTAATATAGTAAGATTATCTTGGATAGATCAACTAGGCGTTCAAAGAATAATATACCCTGCTAATAATTTAACTACAGCTCCTTATTCAGCTTTATCACAAGATCAAGCTGGTTTTCCTATACAAGATGCTAATTCTAATAACATAGAAGTTCCACCAACTACCGTAGAGAGATGGAACCAAGCTGATACAAGAAAAATAACAGGAAACTACACGTGGAACGCTGCATATAATACAGACGCTTGGTTAGATGGCTATCCTATGTTATGGCAACAAGCTGTTGGTGAAAGATATGGTTTAAATCCATCAACTACACAGGTAAATGGTTGGTATCTTATAGATGAAAGAAGAGGTACTTTTAATTTTTCAAGTAATTTAGCTAGAAAATTAATAGTATTAGAATACATATCAGACGGGCTTGCTACTGATTTAGATACTAAAGTACCTAAGTTAGCAGAAGATGCAATGTACGCGCATATAAATCACTCTATATTAGCTAGCAGAATAAATCAACCTGAATATATAGTTCAAAGATATAAAAAAGAAAGAAGTGCTAAACTAAGAAATGCTAAGATAAGATTATCTAACATAAAACTTGATCAAATTGTTCAAGTAATGAGAGGTAAATCTAAGTGGATTAAAAATTAATACATGGCAGAAATTAAAAATACCTTTTTAAAAGGTAAAATGAATAAAGATTTAGACGCTAGACTTGTTCCTAATGGAGAGTATAGAGAAGCAACAAACTTACAAGTGAGTAGATCAGAAGGATCGACTGTTGGTGAGTTTGAAAATATTTTAGGTAGTCAAGCTGTTGCATCTACTGGTAATGAAAACATAAAAATTATAGGGTATTTTGCTGATAAAACTAATGATATAATATATTTTTTTGCTACAGATTATTATAATAACGAAACACCTGTTGTTAGGGCTGCTAACACAAACATATGTAGAATATACTCATATAACATAAATACTAACATAACTTCGTTATTAGTAAGTGGTTATTGGTTAAACTTTAATCAAGCATTTCCTATTTACGGTGTTAACTTGCTTGAAGAATTACTTTTTTGGACAGACAATTTAAATCAACCAAGAAAAATAAATATAAGCAAAGCAAATCCTACAAATTTAGCAACACCTACTTATTATTATAATGAAGACCAAATATCTGTAGCTAAATACTATCCGTTTGAGCCTATAGTTGCTATGGAAAGAAATTCATATACAGTAGATGGCGCTGTAAACAATAGTAATTTAGTTGTTTTAGACTCTGCAGCTACTAATGTACAGATAGGAGATATTGTTAGTGATAGAATTAAAACAGGTGCAATAATTATAAATTCTTTAATTACTGTAATTGAGATAACAGCAAATAAAACTGTTAAATTATCACAAGCTGTAACTTTAGCAGACGGTTTTAAAATAGATTTTAGTAGACCTTCTATGGAAAACCAGTCTAGTGAGTATGTTAGCAACTACAGTTTAATAGAAAGTTATGCTGTGGCTAGTGGAGCCGCTGGTTCTAACATAACTATAGCAACTAGTTTATTAAATAGCACACCAACAGTAGGCATGTATGTTACTTGTCCTACAAACGCCGCAGCAATAGCAAGCAGCGGTCTTGGCGCTACACCAGCTAATACTGGAGTTATAACTTCTGTAACTATTAGTGGCACCAACACAATCATAACTTTAGATGTAGCAAACACTATAGCATCATTTACACCTTTTCCAGATTTACTAGTAGGCAAAAACCCTAATTATAATCCTCAATGGAAAGGTGATCCAGATTTATTAAAACAAGAATACGTAAGATTTAGTTATAGGATTAAATTTATTGACAATGAGTATTCTTTAATGGCTCCTTTTAGTCAAATAATGTTTATACCTGAGCAATATGGTTTATTCGGTAAAGGTATAAAAACACAACTAGAAGACATGAACGACGCTTATCAAAGTACTATAGTGTCATGGATGCAAAACAATGTTGATAATATATTGCTGAGAATACCTATACCAAAAATAATAAAGTCTAATCAAGTTTTAGCAACAGCAGCCAATGCTACTGCTTTGATAGAAAGCCTTCACGTTAAGTCTATTGATATATTGTATAAAGAGTCTGATTCTTTAGCTGTAAAAGTTCTTGACACTGTGCAAATAACAAGCGCCACAACATTTACATCTATAATATATGAAGACTTAATTCATTTTAATAATACGGTTAAGTACCTAGACTATAATTACGAGTCTAGTAAACCTTATAAGACTTTACCAGAAAATCAAACCGTTAGAGTATACGACAAAGTACCTATACAAGCATTATCACAAGAAATAATTGGAAATAGAGTTGTGTATGGTAATTATGTAGATAAGCATAGTAGTCCTTTGGCTGCTAATTATGGTGTTATTATAGCTGATAAATCTGTAGTTTATGATAACTATACTCAATTCCCTAATAGCTCTTTAAAAGAAAACAGAACTTATCAAGTTGGTTTAGTTTTATCAGACAGATATGGTAGACAATCAAATGTTGTTTTATCTACTCAAGACGACAATCCTAATCAACCTGGTTCTACAGTGTTTTCATCTTATAAAAAATATTTAGATAACGATGTATTTAATTGGTTAGGTGATGCTTTTAGAATTACTTTTAATGAAGCTATCCCTGTTGATAATCCTGGTCCTGGTATATGGAACGCTATAACAACTCCATTAGGTTGGTTTTCTTATAAAACCGTAGTTAAACAACAAGAGCAAGATTATTATAATGTTTATTTACCAGGTTTTGTAAATGGTTATCCAGTAATAGAAAACATAGAGCAAAACGAAACCGCGTTTACTGTTTTAACTGGTGATAATGTAAATAAAGTACCTAGAGATTTAACAGAAGTTAGTGGTCAACAAACTCAATTTAATAGTAGCGTTAGATTATTTGGAAGAGTAAACAACCCAGATTTAAACAATAAACAAACTGGAACACCAGTTATACCATATACAAATCATTCAACTCCTTGGAACCAACAATATTACCCTAATATAAGTTCTGAGTTTGTAAGAAATATTACAACAATACAAGATGGCGAGATACAAGCGTCACCTTTTCAAGCTGGGGTAACTGCTGGTGCTTTTGATAATGCTACAGGTAAAATACCTTGGGGTACTACGCCTGGAGGCAGTAATAATGACATGGCTCCATTGTACAATGCTGATGCTAATCCTTATTTTGCAGAGCTAAGCGTAGGTCAAAGAGTATTAGAAACTAATGACACAGACCCTGTAAATGCTTCAAGGAATAGAAGTAATCAACTAGGCGCTATATGTACAATTAATGCGGCTGGATCTTCTGGCGCAATAATTACTATGCAGCCTTTTTTAACTATATCTGAGACAGATCCTACGGTTTCTTTGTTAGATATATTTTGGGAAACATCTTCTACTGGTAATTTAGTAGATTTAAACGCTGCTATTGATGCTCAATACGAAGGGCTAGTTACAACAACAGACACAGAATTATCTTTCTTTGAAGATGCAGAGCCTGAAACAGCTATTGATGCTAGTTTTAGTTTTGTTGATGGTGGAGGAACTCCTAGAAATAACTTAAATTCTGCAGTCATAACAACTATAGTAGATAGCGCAGGTAACGCTGTAAACAACAAAACTTTTGAATTAAGACTTAATACTGGAGGTAGCGCTGGTACATACGGCTTATACACTGGTGACGCGGCTACTACAGGTTTAGATGCTTATTTTTGGTACGGAACTAATTCTCCTCAAGTAAATAATTATACAATAACATTTACAACTAATTACACAGCGGGTAGTGGAACTGTTTATTCTGATACTATATCTACAATGAATGTTAAGGTTAAAAATAGAGCTCCAGAAACTTTAGTAGGAAATCAATGTCCTATAACTTTAACTGGAGTTGACGCGCCGTCTGTAAACGATACTAATATATTTAATTTTATAACTGGTGAAACAGTTGGAGGAACTGCCGCGTACGGTAAATGGGTTAATGGATCTGCGGATGTTAATAATTATCAGCAAGAATTAGTATTTAGTATTATATCTCAAGTAGATACTAATGGTGCTGTAAATATATTTGAATTTGCTACGCCATCTAACGGCGTGTTAACCGTTAAATCAGGATCATCATTAGTTACAGGGCAAACTTACACTATTAACGTAGGTGTAACAGATAACAATGGAATAACAACAGGCGCTACAGGTTATACAGGCATACAAAGCAATTGCTCTTTATCATTTACTGTAGGTGCTCAACATATAAATAGGGCCCCTTGTAACGGACCAATACTTACTGGGTTAAATATTGGTTGTGGAAATTATAGACAAATATGGGCTTTTGTCAACAGTGCTTTAGAAACTGGAGTTGGTGGTGGTTTAGGAACATACCCTTCAACAGGTATACCTACTATATTTTATGGCACATCAAACAATTATACTTATTACAATGTAGCAAATAAGTATAGCGGAAGTATAATAGGTAGCACTACTAGCGGAGGATTAAATTCTGGGGCTAGAATGTATATAGAACCTACGCTTAGGTTCACATCAGCACCAGCTACTGATGAAGGAGCTAATGTTTATTACACTATACAGTATAGACAAAACTCGCAATCATCTTGGTCGCAAGCTGTTTATTATAAAATACAACAAAATGGTGGCGCAATAGTCACAAGTGCAGGGACTGTAGGTACAGCGAATTATTTAAATGGAGTATATTTAAGTGGAGCAGCTACAGATTACAAAACAAAATATTGGTTTGAAGTAGCTGGTGAATACAGAGTGTTGTCTTCTTATGTGCAAGGTCCAATATGTTCTACAGGATCAGCAAGTACAGTTACATTTTTTCCAGACTTTGGAGATGGTGAATATACTAACCAATGTAGTTTAGGTCCATTGTAAAAAACAAGTAAAAACAAGTAATAATTAATATATGGCAGTTACTATTGAATTAGGTTATTTTAATACCTTTGCATTAAAGAGATTAGCTAGCACAGCAGTGCCGCAAGTAGCTGACCCTAATGAAGACTGGTTTATTGAAGAATCAAGAATAAAAGGTGGTTATAATAATACAACTGTTGACTTTGGAGTTAAGGCTTATTTAGTTGAAGAAGAAGCTCAATCATCTACTAGAGCTAATTCTTTAATATATTCAGGTGTATTTAACTCACGAACAGGTATAAACCAAACTAATCAATTTAGTGTAGCAGAAGAAATAACTAGAAGCGTAGACCCAATAGGTGGATCAATACAAAGATTACACGCAGAAGACACAAACCTTATAGTATTTCAAGAAAGAAAAGTTAACAGAGCTTTGATAGATAAAGACGCTATATATTCAGCTGAAGGTTCTGCAATAACAACTACCGCTAATTTAGTTATAGGTCAAATAACTCCTTACGCAGGTAACTGGGGTATTGGTACAAATCCAGAATCTTTTGCCGTTTACGGTTATAGAAAATACTTTGTTGATAAAAATAGAAATGCTGTATTAAGATTATCACAAGATGGTATTACTGAAATATCTAATTACGGTATGAGTGATTACTTTAGAACACAATTATCTACTATTACATCTACAGGAACTTTAACCGGAGGTTATGACATACATAATCAAAACTATATATTAAATATAGTAACTGAGTATGGTTCTTCTGATTACCAAACATTGTGTTTTGATGAAAGAAGTATTGGTTGGACAACATTTTATACATACAATCCTAGCTTTATAACTAGTGTAAAAGGTAATTTATATACTAGTAAAAACGGTAAATGGTATCAAAGTTATGTAAAAGGAGCCCCTAGAAATAAATTTCATGATGACGCAGTTTCAGCGCCTAGTGAAGTTAAATTTATATTAAATCCAGCTCCTGATAAAATGAAAAACTTTAACACAATAAGTTACGAAGGAACTAACGGTTGGGAAGTTACATCTATATTAAGCGACGAAACAGGACTTGATTTAAATGTAGATGAAGATGCTTGGGAAATATCAACTGACACAGCTTCAACAATATGGAGTTATAATCAAGGTCAATACACAGATGGCGGAGTAGTACAATATGCTGGGTTTGCTAGAAAACAAAACAAATACGTAGCCGCTATAAAAAGTAATACTCCAGCTCAACAAGATGAAGTTATTTTTGGCGACTCAATGATGGGTATAAAAGGTTATACAGCTTTAGTTACAATGAGAACAGACATTGGAAGAGATGTAACAGCCAATGGGCAAACACAAACGTTATTACCTACGGCTGTTGGTCAATTAAAAGAATTATTTTCTGTGGGAAGTACTTTCTCACTGCAATAAAATTATATGAAATTAAATATTAGAAAAATACAACATAACGACTGGGATACTTTAGTTTCTTGGTGGTTAGAATGGAGATACTGGAAAGTGGCTCCACCTAAAGATTTTTTACCAGACAATGGAACTGGTGGGTTTATGGTTGAAAAAAATGGTATACCTATAGTTTCAGGTTTTTTATATTTTACTAATTCACAAGGTGTTTTATTAGAATGGATAGTATCAAATCCAAACTACAGAGATAATGACAGAAAAGATGCTATAATTCTTTTAATAGATACAGCAGAAGAGTTTATAAAAAAACAAGGTAAATCTTACATATTCAGCATAGGTAGAAACAAACATTTAATAAAAATACATAAAAAGTTAGGTTATTCTGTAGATGAAAAACCTTCTTATGAAATAATAAAAACAATTTAATATGGCAGCAGTAACAGCAGCGGTCGCTGGCACAGTAGGTGGCGCAGTAGTTAAAGGCATTGGAGCTAAAAAAGCAGCAAGAAGAGCAGGTAGAAAAGCCGCAGCTGCACGTAGAGCTATTGCAGACTTAGAAAATGGGAGACAAGAGGTTATAAATCCTTTTGATAACATGGAAGGAGTTTCAGATATGGCTCAAAACTTAACTGGTATGATGTCTAATCCTATGGCTAACCTAGGTGTGGCAACTCAAGCAGCAGAGATGCAAGCAGAAGAGGCAGATATAGCACTAGCAAACACTCTAGATACACTAAGAGCCACAGGGGCTGGTGCTGGAGGGGCTACAGCGTTAGCACAAATGGCGCTTAAGAGTAAACAAGGTATAAGCGCTAGCATACAACAACAAGAAGCGCAAAACCAAAAATTAAGAGCTCAAGGAGAGCAAAACTTACAACAAAGACAAGTTGCTGAAGAACAAAGAGTACAAGGTGTAGAAATGAACGACGCTATTAGATTACAAAACGCTGAATCGCAAGGTAGAATGTTTGAATTTAACACACAAGAAAGTAGAGATAATACTAAGCTTAGCAGATTATATGGTCAACAAGCAAACGCAGAAGCTAATCAAGCGCAAGCAAGAGCGTCAGGTGTTAATGCTTTAGCAGGTGGATTAAGTGGTATAGGCAATTTAGCAACTTCAGGTGCTTTTGGTGAATTTCCACCTCAATAATAATAAAAACAATGGCAAAACAAAATCAAGCAGGTTACCCAGTAACAGTAATAAAACCTTTTGACGAAAGAGAAATACAATCTATAGCAGCGCCTTTTGTTGCTTTAGGAAACGCATGGCAACAAGGTCAAGATGCTCTTACAGCAAAGCAAAAAGCTATACGTAACAGAGAGGCTACAATGTACGAAACTGCTTACAAAAGTTTAGGTAAAATAGAAGGCGTTGATTACGCCACCTATGATGATAACATGAGAAAGTTTTTTGATGGCAAAGTAGATGATTATGTTAAAATCAAAAACAATATTGATTCAGGTCTTATAAATCCTCAAGAAGGCGCTAGGTCTTTAGCTTATATATCTAACATGATAGATGAATATAAAACTTTAGCACCAAAAGTTTTAGCTCAAGCTAAATACATGATGGATAATGGAGCTGGAGGTAATAATTTACTATCAAAATTAAACGATCCTAATTTAGAAATATTATTTTCAAAGTTATTAGAAGGATCTGGTGAAGTTACTTTAGCAGAAGACAATAGCGGTAAAATGTATTTGAAAGGGTCAGGTAAATTAGATGGAGAAGATTGGAACTATAACTTAAACTTAAGTGAGTTTGAAAAATTAGACGCTAAAGGAGATAGTTTAGCAATAACAACAGTGGCTTTAGATGACTTAGGTTTAACTGACGTAGCTAAAGCGGCTTTAGAAGCTTCAACTTATGAAGAACAAAAAGAAAACGGAACTTCTATAGCTTACACCAATATTGATCAAGTTAAAAAAGTATTAAGCGGTCCTATGAATAATGCTATTGTCGACATAACTAAAGGTGAAGACTTTGCTAGCGTGTGGGCTGATCAAATATATAAAGACAAAACAGTAGATCAATTAAAAGACGAAAACTTATTGTGGGACGCTGCTGATCCAGCTAAAATGAAAACAGCTATTGATTGGTTAATAGATCAAGCTATAGATATAAATGTTCCTATACAGCAACAAATTCAATTTGAAGAAAGAGGTGAAGATGGTTCTTTTGATCCTACTAGCAATATGGTAGGTGTAGATGAAAACTCTACTTTTAATGTAAAACCTAAGGTAAAAGTTGAAGATGTTTCTGATACGCAAGCTGGAGATACAGTTAATATTTATACAACTGATCCTGTTGGTTCTATGCAAGCTACTGAAAAAAGCGGCGACTACCTTAAAGTAACTGAAAAAGGAAGTATAATAACTGTGTCTTTTGGAGACGAAACTGAATTAGATGACGATGGTAAACCTGTGTCTCCTGAGGTTATAAAATATGATCTTAATAAACAAAAAGATTTTATTGCATATTTTCAAAAAATAAGAGAAAGGAACAAAAGGTTTGAAGGCACGGCTCAAGATTCACAAAAAAGAAAAGAAGACTTTTTACAAGAATTAAAAATAAAATTTATTAAACAAAAAAATCAAAAAAGAGACGCAGGCGCTAGAAACGAAATAAGTGATACGTATACGCTTGAAGATTTTAAAAACTCAAAAGATACAAGCTCTATGAGCTTAGACGAAATAATAAGCGCGTATAAAAAAGAAGTAGATAAAAGAGTAAAGCAGCTTCAAGAAGTGGCTGATTACAAAGTTAAATAATATATATATGAATCAACCAGAATTTTATACAGCAATTGGTTTTGACGAACCAGTTGATATAAATGAATTGAGTGAAGAAAATAAAAAGTTCTTTTTTGAACAGTTCTCACCTAAACCAGTAAAGAAAAACGATCCTGCTGTAAATGCGGAGACCAATGTGGGATCGACAAACAATACGGTCTCACTATCGGCGGATGGTTCTTTGGATTTAGAAGAAGCGAGAAGATTAATACAAAAAGATAAAGAACTAGCAGGGACAGAAGAAGAGTTAATTTTACAAGCAAAAGAAAAATTATCTAAATTAAGACAAGATATTTCTAGTCAAACTACTAGAAGAGAAGAGGCTGATCAAGCAACTGAGTCCATGTTTCCAAATATGAGCATGTTTGATAAGTCTTCTTTTAAAGGTCCCTTTAGTAACGAAGACAATAAGAACGTTTCTAAAGACACTCAAAAAAATAGTATAATAGATGACGCATATTATTATACTTTAAGCGTTAAAGATTTTTTTGATAGAAATCCTATTGGCCCAGGAAGTTTAGGTGATTATACAGAAAAAAAAGAAATAAGCACTATTGTAGAGGGAAAAGAAATATTAAAAGATCCAGAAAAAATAAGGGATTTTAATATTATTAAAGCAAATAGAAAAAAAGTTGCCATAAATGAATTAACAAAGCAAGGTAACAAAAACATTTCTGATGAGAAAATTTTAAAATATATAAAAGATAACAAAGACGATAAAGTTTTTCAAACATCTGTTGATGATCTTTTTATAAATAATTATATAAAAGCAGAGCAAAAAGAAGCTATAATAAAACGTAACACAAAAGAATCTGGTTGGGATGGTTTTACTGAAGGTGATAGTCAAAATAGATCAGAAGAAGCAGCTGCTTTAGTCGCTAGTAACTTAGACAAACAAGCACAAAGCAATATAGCTACATCTGTAAACATAGATTCTAAAATACAAAAAATTGATCAATCGCTAAAGTCTTTACAAACTTTAAAGCCAAAAAATCAAGAAGAGGCTGATTTGATAATAGAGCAAGCGGGTTTATTTATAAAAGAGAGACAAGGATTAATTGACGCTTATGGTGATGTTGTTAATAAGCAAATAGAAATAGGTACTAAAGCAGAAGATATTAGAGGTTATTTAGATACGGTTAGTCGTAACCAAGGTTGGCTAGTAAATCCCGTAGGAGCCTTAGTAGGTGGTGCGTATGATTTTGTCGATGGTGTTGATGAATTTGTAGATAGAATTACTTATACACCATGGGAAGCTGTTGGTGATGTTGTTAAATATACTACAGATAAAGATTCTTGGCTTCATAAAGGCGTGTTGGCTATGGAAGGTTTAGAAAAAACTAATTTTGGCATTGACACTGCTATAAACAACATGAGAGAAGGTTTAGCGGAACCTATTAGCGTAAGTGAAATAGACAATTGGAGTGATATGTGGCAATGGAGTTCTTATTTAGTAGGGTCTCAAGCTACAAACACAGCTGTTATGTTAACCACAGGTGGATGGGCGCTTCCATTGCTAGGTGCTAGCTCAGCAGGCGCGTCGTTTAATAACATGCAAGAAGAAATAGACTTATACGGAGCTGAGTATACGCCTCTTCAAATGTACACTGTTGCTTTAGGTACTGGTTTAGCAGAAGCTTTAAGTGAAAGAATAACCTTAGGTCAATTAAATAGAATAAAAAGAGGTTTAGCAGCTAGTAAAAAATCTTTAAAACAAGGTAGTAGAGATTACATAAAAAATTTATTTACAGAAAAAGGAGCTAAAAACGCTGCTTTAGGCGCTATTGTTTATGGTAAAGAAACTTTTGAAGAAGGTTTTACTGAAGCTATAGCTGGTTTTTCACAAAGAGCTTTAGAAAGATATGTGTTAGACAAAGACGTTGATTTATTTGACGGTATGTTAGATGAATTTATATCTGGAGCATTTATGAGTGGTTTTGTTTACAAAGCGCCTGGTTTAGGTATAAAAATGTACAGAGCGTTTCAACCACCTGATTCTAATGAAGCAATAGGTAAGATTCAGACAAGAATGGATGAAATAGGTAATATACTTATGAACAATCCTTCTATGGACGGTAAAATAAGAAAAAAATTAGAAGACGAGTTACAAGAAGGCGCTACTAAAGTTCAGCAGATAATGGCTAGAGACTTTAAGAACATGGATAAGATGACTCAGCAAGAGCAAAACGATTTGATGGAAAAAGAAGATCAAATATATAAGCTGAGACAATTATATGACGCTACTCTTAACGATAACACTATAAATGAAAAAGATAAAACAGATATATTAAACAGTTTAAATTCTGAGTTTAAATCAATAAGAAACGATAAAGTAAAAATATTATCTGAAGTTAATGTAAGAGAAGAAATAGCTTTAGCTCAAAAACTAGGCAAAGAAACAGGTAGAACTGATTTTGGTGAAGACGCTGTTGGAACAGGTCAAGCTGTAGAAGTTGTAGAAGATGACGCTGCTTTTATGGAAATGACTAACTCAAATGAAACTAACGTTGAAGGTACTGAGTTAGATAATGGTCAAATAGTTCTTAATAAAGCTCAAATGCTTGCCTCTGCTATGCGTAACAATGGTAATATAGGCACTGGTATACATGAGGTTTTACACAAAGTGTTAAAATCTGAATTTAGTAGAGATCCAGTAAAGGCTAAAAAATTAAAAGACCAATTTTTAAAAGTATTAAAATCTGAAAATAAATCAATACATGATTTAGTTATAGCTAGAGCTGATGCAAATTACAGTCCAGATTATTTAGAAAAAAATCCTGATGAATACATTACGATATTTGCTAGTGTATTAAAAGAAAATAACATAGAGTACAGCCAAGCGACAGACAGTGTGTTTAAAAAATTAGCTAATTTTGTTGGTGGTTTATTTAGTAGTAAATTAGATGTTGATCCAAGCGATTTTAAATTTAAGGACGGTAAAGATCTATATAACTTTGTTCAAACATATGTTAAAAATACTTCTGAAGGTAAAATATCTGAAAGAGCTAAACAATTAGCGGACGCAGGTAAAGACATTACAACTGATACTAAACTTTCTAAAAATGCTTCTGAAACTGTTCAAGAAATATTTGAAACAAAAGGTAAAGATGGTGCTTTTGAAATAATAGAACAATATAGAGGTATGGCTAACAAATTAGCTAACAAATACCAAAACGTACCTGGATTTGAAAGGCAATTACTTGTTGATGAAATACTAACAGGTAAACGTGGCGTTATAGATATGATAAACGAATATAACGCCGAAACTAATGTTCCCTTAGCTGCTTATATAAATAAATTTTTGTCATCAAGAGCTATAGAAGCTGCTAATAGAGTTTTAAAGCAAGAGTTTGAAACTGATGTAACAGAAGCCAAAGCAGTTGTTGCTACAGAAACTTCTAAAGAAGTTGAAACTAAAACAAAACCAAAACCAAAGCCTAAGTTAAGAAAAGATTTAAAATTACAAGATGATGTTATAGACAAAATTAAAAACGCTGTAATTAAAACTTTTGGAACTAAATTACCTAGTGTTAAATCACCTAAGTTTAAAAAACAATTAGAAAAACAATTTAAAACAGAACTAAAACCTGTTATAGCTAAGTTGATGGGTAGAACTGATAGTTATGAAACTTTTTTAAGAGACAATTTTGAAGCTATATACAAAGCACTACCTCAAGAAATAATAAACAAAAGATTTAGAGACTTTGCAGATCCTGTAATGAAAGACGGTAAGCAAGTAAGAGAAAAGACAGCGCAAGGTAACGCTGTTTTTACTAAGAAAAAAATAACTAAAGCTGAATTTATAAAATACTTTTTAGGTTCTGATGTAGGTAGATCTACTCAAGGAACTAGAAAAACTGCACTAGCAGAGGCATTGGCCCAAGAATTAGCTTTAGACGCTACTATGGAAGTTATACAAAACCCAGGCGTGTTAGAAAAAGCTATAGCTATATCTAATTTAGTAGACGGTGATTTTACTGTAGAAGGAGTTTCTATAAGTATAAAAAGACCTAAAGGCGTTAAGTTTTCTAAAGTTGAGTTAAACGACTTTAATGACGATATAGCTGATCAATTAACTTTAACTAACGCTTTTCAAAGTGGTCCTTTTAATACTGTAAAATTACAACAATACAATAGCCAAGCTCTTAGTTATAAAAAATTATTAAAAGATTTAAATGTTGAGGGGTTTGATATGAAAACTGCTAAAGGTAGAAAACAGTTTTTAGACTACGCTTATACTAGCAACATGATAACTAAGCTTCCTAAGGTTTTTTGGAGAAGCATGCAAGGAACAACTGATGATTCTGTTTTAGATCCAAATATTCGTTCAAAACCTGAATCACAATCCGATACTGGTTATCAAATTTTAATACAAGAGTTAGACGATAGTGGAAACCCAGTGTCAGTTGGTTACGACGTTGATACGTTTGACAGTAGTACTTTGAGAGATTTTGCTGGTAATTTACCTTTTAGAAATGTAACAGAAGCAGACGCTTGGATAGATCAAATTGAAAATGGAGAGTATGAAATAGACGGTGTAGTACAACCTGCTGTTAAGTTTGCAAATGAAAATTCTGTTAGCCCTAATATTATGGCTGCTTTGTCAAGTACAAAGTACACTAATATGAAAGAGAATAAAAAACAAAGTTTTAATAAAATAAAAACTAGTAAATTTCAAGCTGAGCAAGATAAATCAATAGATGGGTTAAAAGAAATATTTTTAATATTTGAACAAGCTATTAAAGATGATAAAAACGCGGCAGCTTTTGTAGGCGCTATATTAGCATCTACACCTTCTAATCAAGGTCACTTTATGAGAACATCAGCACCTATTAGGTTTTTTACAACTAATTTACAAGCTGGGCCAAAAGGGATAAGATTTGTAGAAGAACATAGTTTACCAGCTTCAAGTGTTGCTAAGTACTTATTTGCATTAGCTATAAACGGAACAGTGGAATCTAAATTTAATGGTGTTAAAAACAACTATTACCAAGGCGCAATTAACGAAATAGATGATAAAAAACTAAAAGGAACAATGTTAAATGGTGAAAAGTTTAACTATGGTTCTATAATGCCTTTAGGTTGGACTATAAATGACCAAACATGGGCTAGATACTTTAATATAAACGTAGGTAATACAAGAGGCGGTATTGATCCTGCTAAAATTATATGGAATGACGGTAAAAGTATTGCTGAAAAAACAGGAGTTAATTCTTATGGCTTTATAGCGAAAGGAGAAACTAAAATTACTGAAAAAGAAGCAAAAACTCAAAACGGAAAAATGTCTAGAAACATACCAGTCGATGCTTCTATTAGTAAGCAAGTTGAAATAATGTCTAACATGGATAAAACCATGAAGCTTGCTAGAAATATTGACACGCCTGAAAAAGGTATTAGCGTGTTTGATTTTGACGATACTTTAGCTAGAACAAATAGCAAGATATTAGTTACAATGCCTGATGGTAAAAAAATGAAAATAGACGCTACAGAGTTTGCTAGAAGAGATGCTAAGCTAACTGCTAAAGGAGCTAAATACGATTTTAGTGAATTTAACAAAGTTGTAGATGGTAAAAAAGGACCACTTGCTGATTTAGCGTTAAAACGTCAAGGTAAGTTTGGTAGTAAAGATATATTTGTGTTAACAGCTAGACCACAAATAGCCGCTAGTGCAATTAAAAAGTTTTTAGACGGTATAGGGTTAAGTTTACCTTTAGCTAATATAACAGGTTTAGAAAATGGATCACCACAAGCAAAAGCTGATTGGGTTTTATCTAAAACAGCTTTGGGTTATAATAATTTTTATTTTGCAGATGACGCAATTAAAAACGTAAAAGCAGTTAAACAAATACTAGACCAAGTAGACGTTAAGTCTAAAGTTCAAATTGCTAAATTTAGTAAAGCATCAAACCTTAATAAGCAGTTTAATGATATTATAGAAGATGCAACAGGTATTGCTAACTATAAAAACTTTTCAACAGCAAGAGCAAGAACTTTAGGTAGAGGTAAAAGCGCGGGTTGGTTTATACCACCTCAAGCAGAAGACTTTGTAGGTTTATTATATCCTTTACTAGGTAAGGGTAAAACTGGTGATGCTGGTATGAAATTTTTTAAAGAAAACTTATTAGATCCTTTTAATAAAGCTGAAAACGCTTTAACACAAGCTAAAATATCTGTAGCAAATGATTTTAGAGCTCTTAAAAAACAATTTAAAACTATACCTAAAACTCTTAAAAAAGAAGCTATGGATGGTTTTACATATGGAGATGCTGTAAGAGCATATATATGGGCTCAGCAAGGTATGGAAATACCTGGGTTATCAAAAAGAGATGCTGTAGAGTTAATATCTTTTATTGAAAACGATTTTGAATTAAAGCAGTTTGCTCAAGGTTTGCAAATGATACAAAAAGATAGAATGTATCCTGAACCTGACGAGTCTTGGTTAGCTGGAACTATAACTACTGATATTATAGGAGGTATAAACAATGTTGTAAGAAAAGATTATTTACAAGAATGGGAACAAAACATAGATATTATGTTTTCTCCTGAAAACTTAAATAAACTTGAAGCTGCTTACGGACAAAACTATAGAGAAGCTTTAGAAAATATTATAGCTAGAATGAAGTCTGGTACTAACAGACAAAAAAGCAGTAGTAGAGTTATAAACGAAATAACAGATTGGCTAAACAACTCTGTTGGAGCTATCATGTTCTTTAACACTAAATCTGCTATATTACAAACTATATCAGCTATAAATTTTGTTAACTACGGAGATAACAATATATTAAAAGCTGGTTTAGCGTTTGCTAATCAACCTCAATATTGGAAAGATTTTAATAGATTATTTAATTCTGAATACTTAGTAGCAAGGCGTAATGGCTTAAAGATAAATGTAAACGAATCTGAAATAGCAGACGCTGTTAAAGATGCTAAAAACAAACCAAAAGCAGCTATAGCTTATTTACTTAAAAAAGGGTTTTTACCTACACAAATAGCAGATAGCTTTGCTATTGCTTCAGGTGGTGCAACTTTTTATAGAAATAGAATAAATACTTATTTAAAACAAGGATTAACACAACAAGAAGCAGAGTCAAAAGCGTTTGAAGACTTTTATGCTATATCAGAAGAAACACAGCAGTCTAGTAGAACAGATCGTATAAGTCAAGAACAAGCTAGTGTTGCTGGTAGAGTTATATTAGCTTTTGCTAACACTCCGCAGCAATACGCTAGAAGATCTAAAAAAGATTTCTTAGATTTAATAAACGGAAGAGGTGGACCAGGAGCTTGGAAAGGTCAAATAGGTAGAATAATATATTATCAAGGCGCGCAAAACTTAATGTTCAACGCCTTACAAAACGCTTTATTTGCTATGTTGTTTGATGATGAAGATGAAGAGCCTCAAGACAAGTCTTTAAGAATAGCTAACGGTATGGCTGACTCTACTTTAAGAGGCATGGGAATATATGGAGCAGCGGCATCAACTTTAAAAAATATAATACTTAAATATTATACTGAAAATCAAAAGAAAAATCCTAAAACTGAAGATGCTGCTTTAGAAATGTTAAGCTTTTCACCACCATTAGATTCTAAAGTAACTAAATTTAGATCAGCATTGCGAACTCTTAATTGGGAAAAAGACGAAATAGCAGAAAAAGGATTTAGTTTAGATAACCCAGCTTATTTAGCTGGTGGGCAAATTCTTTCATCATTTACAAATATTCCTTTAGATAGAGTTATAAAAAAATATAACAACTTAGATAAAGCTTTTGAACAAGAAACTGAAACATGGGAAAGTATTGCTTTAGTATTGGGTTGGTCAGAATGGGAAGTAATGGGTCCGCCAGTTTCAAAAAAGAAAACTAAAAATAAAAGTAAAAAAAGAAAACGTAAATTTTAAATAATGGAAGAGTTATCAGACAAGTCACAAGTAAAACTTGACATAAAAACATTAATAGGTATAATAGCAGGTATTGTATCTATAGCGGGTATATGGTTTGACTTAACAGCTAAGATAAGCACCATAGACAG